TCAAAATCTGCTGGTAGGTCTGTCACCAAGTCTGTTGGCGCAGGTGTGACCCAACCATAATTAGGCGTTGTTGCCATTTATTACCTTCCTTATGCCACGACTTGGGCTTCTGCCCAGTCTAGTGTACCTGAAACCGTATTCCAAGCCTCTAAAGGTGAAACCTGATTCCAATTTTGTGCTAGTACGCTTAGTGCGTATTCTGTCAGATAAAGCGTTAAAAAAGCCTCATATTGGTTGATTGTCCAGGTTATGCCTTCGACAAATCCAGCAAAGTTATTCTCGTAAATTGTGTCAGGTGGGTTGATCTCCAACGGCATACCGTTGTAAACCTCAATTAAATCATCACGCAAGATATTGGTCATAGAGTCAAGTTGTAAAGGTATTGTGATACTGCTAAGGGATCGGCGAGGATAACCGCGAGTAGTTAGGTAAAGATTAAGCACGGCTAAAGCAGCTGACTGTTGTTCTAGCAAAGTAGTAATAGATACGGCTAACTGACCATACTCACTAATTGACCCAGCGTTAGTATCTGACTCAGTTTGTCCGTTTTTGTAAATAACTGTTATGTCATTAGCAAGATCAGACATACGCTCAATAGTTGATAAGTTACTTGCCAGTATTACATTGGTAGGAATAGTTGTAAAACCATTCGTACTAACTTCATTTACTCGGTGGCTTGCGTCGTCGTAATTAAGCCTACCGTCACGACCTTCATAAAGTATGCCTCTAGCACTATTGGCTACTTGACCAGCAAGATTAAAGGCATTAGTTTCGCCGCTAGAGTATGCAACTATTTCATAGTCCCCAGGTGTATCTATGTTGCCTAAATAAGGATTGTAAGTTAAGTAAGTTAAAGTTGGATCTACATTTTGCCACTCAACACCTGCTGGAGTATCTTGCCAGCGCTCAGCTGTGGCTTCGCTAATTATGTTGTAAATACGAGTACCGTCAAACTCTTTGCTAAACCCAGTACCGCCAACCAAGCGCCTATTTAATCTAGCAAGTGATCCAACACCTGTAATAGTAGTTTTTGTAGCAAAGCCAACTGCGCCATAAGAGTCAATAGTGCGAGCAATATCTGAAACAAAACCTGCAAAGATAACTACTGGGGTGCCAGTCGTATCATCTATCTCTACCTGTACTGAGTGATCTATTTCTGCTACTGGAATATCGTTGCCAAAAGTTATTAAATCTATTGTGCAATACCCTGCGCGTGGCTGATCATCTACGCTAGTACGTCCAGTAGTAATTCTTACACCGTTTAGCGTGTCGCCTGTGTAAGATACTCCGTCTATTAAGACTGCTGGGTTAGGTGTGTACGCTGGCATTATTGAGCAATAAACTCTGATACTAGTGGCAAGTTACCGTTTCGAGCGCCTTCGTTTTTAATTACTTCTGCGATTGCTCTAGCTGCGCCTGCTGGGTCAATTAGGTTGCCAGTTACATTAACATTTACTGTTGGTGTAGTTCTTGGGTTTCTATTTGTTACAGGTATTCCAGTTCTAATAGATTCAGATACGTTAAATCCTTTACCAAAGCCAAAAAACGGATCGCCAAACTTTTCATTAAGACCTTCAATTATGCCGCCAAATTGGCTAATTAAGCCTAGATCGTCGCGTAACGTTTGTATTTGTGAGCTTGATAAACCTCTAATAGTAGGTACGGTTGCAGCTCCGCCAGTACCCGCACCGCCAGCACCAGGAGTAAAAGTTGGCAAAAAACTACTACCACCACCACCGCCACCGCCTGTAGGGACTTTGCTTAAAAGAACTAATTGGCGGTATTGATTAGCCAAACCGTCATTTACATTATTTAACGCTCTGTACTGATCCTCTAAACCTTTAGTAACTACTTTATTATCCTCAGCAAAAACTCTAAAGGCAGCTCCTAAATCACCACGAACAATTAAAACTAAAGCCTGCATACTTTTTATTATTAAGTTTATTAGTTCTAGTACGGCTCTAAAAAATACGATAGGAGCATTTAAGGTAGCTAAACTTATTTCCTTAAATACGTTTTTTAACAGAACGGCAACGTCATTTTGTTCTCTCGTTGCGTCAGCTGCAAATCCTAATCTTATTGTTAATTCCTTAAAACTTTCCTTTAAGGCATCAACATTTTTAATAGAATAGTTTTTAATTTCTACGCTAGTATCTTTAAGACTTTGTATGAAGTCTTTTACTCTAGGTACTAATTCAGTTCGTATGATTGGTACTAAACTTTCATTAAAAAACCTAAATAGATCTACTGCTACTGGTAATAATTGCTCGCCAATTTCTATTTTTGTGTTTTCTAATTCAGCAGTTAGTATCCTTTGCTGGTTTGCAAGTCCGTCTGATGTTCTAGCAAAGTCACCTTGCGCAGCACTTGTTTGTTCGTAAATAACCTTTTGCGCTGCTAATACTTTTTGTTGTGGAGTTAAAGCATTTTTAGTAGTGCTAATCAAGCCAAGTTCTAATGCTGCATTACGCAAGGTTGCGTCATCTAGCAATACACCAAACTGACGAAGTGGCTCAGCTTCTCCACGCAAAGCAGATCCAATAGCGTTAATGGCTTGCTCGGGTGTCGTGTTATTAAACGAAGCAAGATCAGACGCTAAGCCCACAAAGTCAGTAGAGAAAGTTACTAATTCCTCACCTGCTAAACCAGCAGCTCTACCAAAGGTTGCAAAGGTAGCTGACGCGTCTAAGGCTTGTTGCTTACTTTGACCAAATTGTGCAGCAGCGGTATCTGCAAACTTTTGTACTGCGACACTACCTTCGCCAAAGAGTACGTTTGTTTTAGCTAAGGTTTCGCTGAAGTCACTAGCAGCTCTAGTTGCGTCTATGCCTAATTTAACTGCAAAGGCACCAGCAGCAATACCAGCGGCAGCAGCAGCTGCACCAACTTTTTTGAAAGTATTACCGATACTGTTTCCAGAGTTATCGGTCTCTCTTTCGGCTTTCTTTAATCCATCTACTAAGTCTTTTGTATCAGCAAGAATAGATAACTTAAAGATTCTTGATGTGCCCGCCATTATTTAGCTGCTTTCAGTATTTTGTCAAAGGCTTCTTCCCATTGAGCAATTAGGTAAGGCTGGTGTTTACGTAAAGTTGGATAAATGAAATAACCTGAGTTACCACCATTAAGATCGCTTGTTCTATTTCTAAATTGAGGTAGGTTATCGCTTCCAAACTCTACTCCAGCTAAAATACCTCTACCATAAGGTTTGCGACCCTGGACGTTTTTACTTGAATAAGCGCCACCACTAAAAGCAACTCTATTGTAACCAAATTGCATTTCGCCAATTTTAGAGCTTTTGCTTGCTCTACCAGTTGCAGCAATACGGCGCTCTTGCGGAGTGCTTGCAGCGTTTCTAATTTTACCTACCATAATTTCCGCAAACTCAAAGCCAACCTGTTTACCTTGTTTTTGGGCTTCATCAGACATAGCTTTGTAAGACTTCATAACCAAGCGTAAGTCGGCTTTATTCCATTCGACTCTAACGTCAGCCATTACGCTCCTTTAATATTTCTAATGCGGTTAAAATATCCTCTGCATTATCCCAATGCTGCATAGGTATCTTTGTTGCGATAGCAAGTTCAACTATTAGTCGTCCGAGGCTACCGCTTGGGTGGGGTTTACTGCTGTTTCCTCTATCTCAATATCTGCAACCAAGTTACACCAGTTATCTAGGCTGATCTGTGCCTTGTTTGGATTTTCGCGCTTCATAGCGTGATAAGCCAAAAACATAAGATCGCTAATACCTAGTGAAGGATCTTTACTGATCTTTTGACCAGTTTCTAATTCCCACTTGCGCCACTCAGGCGGTTGGGCTGTGTAAGTAGCCTGGTCACCTGCGTTTGTAGTTATTTTGATATTTAGTTTCATTTGTTCTCCCGATTGTTATTGTTTAGCTAAAAGTTTCTGTTACTGCGCCTTTTTCAACTTTCCAGTCAAAAGATACTGTTTGTGCGTCAGCTCCGGTACCGCCAGCTGTTGGGTAATCTAGCAATACGTTAAAAGCAAAGGTAGCGCCAGTTGCGGTGGTAAAGCTAATTGCGCGTGGTGTATCAGGTGCCTGATCAAGCAAACCCCATACATATTCACATATGCTGTTGGTCTTGCCCCAGTCGGCTAAGATCTCTAGTGCAAAGGTGCCTTCTACGTTTGTAGTTTTGTAGGCTTCTCCGTCTAGAGTTTGGTAGGTCTGACGATCTACTGTTTTGGTTAATACTGCTGTTGTTGCTTGGGTATCGATTGACACGCCTGCGTCATTAGTGAAAGACACTGTGACATCTCTGCCCGTAACTACGGTTGTACTCATAGTTTTCCTTAGTTTGTGTAGTAGGTTGATACATTAAAATCGGCTATGAGTAAGTCACTCGCACCGACTTGCGTAATTGAAGGGCGATCTACTGCCCCAACTACATAATTAGCAGGCAGAGCCGCTAAAACTGATAATAGCAGCGTTTCCAAATTGTCCAGGGCTGCTTCGTTGCTGTAATAACTAACTGCAACGGTAATAGTAAAATTAAGTTTGCACCTAATAACAGATTTGCTTATGGTTTCAAACTCTATGTACGGGCTGTCCGGCACAATAACGATAGCCGGTGGAATAACAGACTCAGGTACAGAGTTGTAAACGTTAGCGGCAATACCGCTTAAAGCTGTTTCTAGAGCAGTACGAGTTGCACTTATTGGCATAGCGACTCGACATCGATGAACGGCGCAAGTAGAGCCTGGACACGATTAACGAGGCTTCTGCCCATACGGTACGGAGTTGGTGCAAAGTCCACGCCCTCTATCTGCCCACCTGCTGCGGTACGTGATTGGAATACTTCGACGCTTACTACATAAACTGCCGATTCAATAGCGTCGTTGCCTACATAAGTAGAAGCTCCCGATAGTGTGGCTAGACCACTTGGAATTACGTTTGCTTCGTTAATATCGGCATTTGTAATTGCAGCAGCAAACGAATACTCGCCTAAATTATCATCATCTAAGATCGTGCGAGTGCCATTGTAAGGTGAGCCAC